CCAAAACTCCGAACCTGAGTGTGTTGATGGCCGATATATGTGAATCAATCTTATTCTTCATCTTACAATCTCCACTTTTATATTGTTCAGTTCAGCTTGAGATAGCAACCCGAAATGACGCTTACCGAAGCTGACAATCTTGTCTGGTTTGGACCCTTGAATAGCATTCCTGAACATCACATCTCTGGAATACTTACCGTAAAGTCCGGGCCTGTCATCGTATTTACTAGTCTTGATGGACTTATGTGCAGCCCATTTCCTAGCCTTGTTGTAAAATCTGTGCCCCTCCAAAACCACTACCTCATCCACATCCTCCATCTCTTCCAAAACCTCGTTAACCTTCTCACCATCAGAGTAATAATTATCAACATAAAACATAACCGTGGGCATTTTCACCTCTTCTGATTATTTATTATTTCTTGTCAATCAATTTATCAACAAATTTAGCCACATTCCTTTCAAAATAAACTGACTTTAATATCAATTCTGCCGTGGTTTGGTCGCTTACTATCGCCTCCATGTCACCACTGTTTTTTGTATAGATTATTGCTATACTCTTTACGTCTCCTTTTTCTAGTTCATCTATGAAGTCTGTCAGGGCTTGAGAAACCCCAAACCCCTCGATTTCCTCGTTGTCTTTATGAACTTCACCTTTGTAAATCTCTTTAGTGCCCGGAAACTTGACCACATTGTTGTCGTCGTCTTTTTCGTCGGTCAATCTTTTCACCTGCTATGAAAATATCAATCTCCTTCCAGTTCAACTCTGGGTGAGCATTAGCAATCTCAGCCCTTACATACTGATAGTTATAGCCGTTTTGCTCGGCCATGTCAAAAATTTCCCTTATGCTGATTTCAAGCGGTTTCGTTGCCATGATAATCCCACACAACCTCCACACTTTTGCCAAGCTTCAATCTCTTCCTGACCACCAAAAGCAGCAGCAGGAACATAGTTCAGAATCCATTCTGCCAAAGGCTTTATGTCCTTGTATTTTCCGCTCCTTATTGTCCTTTCAGTGAGTTCGAAAATATCATTAATCAGAACACAATAGACATATGGATCGGATGGAATAATCCCAAACAATGTGTAATCCACAATCTGATGTACCCACAGCCTATCGATCTTGTCATAATTGACAACTGTCCTATGATGTGGGGTTGTCGAATGAACCTCATCGAATAACCTGTACTTATCCTCCCAGCCTAACTCATGTGATTTCATCTTTCCCTTTCTAAAGAGCTTTTATATCAACCTTCTCTAGGCCGATAAGAGTACTATCGTCATCCTCGCATTGACCATCAAGTAAATGACCTCCTTCTGTGCAATCTATAAAAAAATCACCTCCAGTGCTAAGCTTAACCTGCTTTAGGTCTCCCTCACACATGCAATCAAAATAATCACCAGTCACCTTTATCCAGTCCCCTTCTCTAAGCTCACTAATTTTCGTTGTCATTTTTCTCTCCTTGTGACTCGATCCTAATCTTCTATTATTGCGCGGAATTGTGGCCAAATTGTGGCAGATCACACGCAATAAAAGAGGGGCCACCCGAAAGTGACCCCCCTACCCCACGGGAAGGAGATGTGAGAAAACCCGTGAGGTTCCCTCTCTAGAGAGCCCCTCTTCTAGAAAGGATCGGCCAACCCACCGTCATCTGTCTTCTCTCGTGGACGTTGAACCTTGATAAATCCCCTGTTAGGATCGACATCTCCGTCCCATACAGCAATCTCAAGAACAGGATCAACTCCGCCCTTGTAATCCGCTACCAAAGCCTTGAGAAGATCATAAGAGATGTTAATCTTCGTTCTCCAGTCTGGAGTTTTCTCACCGGGCTTTTTGTAGGTGTTGCGGAACAGTCCGCCCTTGTCTTCGTACTTTGCGTCAGTCATTAGAAAGAACCTCGTTCTGTATTATACATGATTATCATCATTTCTGATACCTCATAATGATAGGCTGGCTTCAGATGAAAGCTCTCTTACGCGAGCGGTGTACAAGTTGTCAATATCCTTTTTGTCTGCAACTGTCAATTTCTTAATTTTATCGGCCTTGCTTCTATATTCAAGGACAAGTTTTGTCAAATCACTCTCTTCTCTGATGAGTTTCTCCATCTCAGCATATCCCTTACTGCGGGGTTTTTCGGCTGTCAACTCTATGGTAGTGTCGACAGCATCTGCATCACCCTCACCAGTCACCACCTTAAAAGTTGTCCGCATGAAAAGCTTTTCTGCGTAAGATGCGGCAGAACCAGCTGTCTGCGGACCCTGAAATGGGTGGATTATGGAGAATCTAGTGAAATCACCGAATTGCTCTTCACCATGCATAACATTAAATTTGTATGTAAATCTAAATACAGGGGTTTCTTTCCCCTTTGAATTAACTGCATTTCCAAACTGTTCACAGGATACTTCCACACAGGACCAAGAAATACCGTTCTTTGCAGCAATAGCTGCAACTTCTTTATAATACTCATCAATAGATACATAGTTAAAGCCGCCAAATTTATTCTCAGCTTCTTTTCTGAGGTCTGGCACCTCATCAATTGTTTTGGTTATGGATTTATTCAATTCCTTCATGCTCTCACTTCCTTTCGGTGTTAGTGGCACCATAAATCTTGATGTGCTTGCTTTCGGAGTAGGATCAGTCCAGACAATTCCACTATCTGTACCGACGCAACCAGTAGGAATACTGTAAATATCATGATCACCAGTTGCCATTATTTCCTCACATTTCTGATCTGTTGTCTTATTGATTTTCTTATTGTTTTCTTTAACTCTTCAACATTCTCTAATGAGCATCTGTGAACACACCCATCTACTGGATAAGTTTCCCAATAAACATCTTCAGAACACCCAAGGGCTTCGCAGGTATCTAGATAAACAGACACATATACATCTTCATCATTTTTGTGCCCTATGAGAAATCTAGCAGCAGCACCATTAAAGGGCGGTATAACAGATATCTTCCAAGAAGGGTCAAGAGTAATGTATGGTACCTCTACCTCCCTCCAACCCTCCATGCTTTCTCTTTCCATCCCGGCTCGCCAAGTCTCAACAACTGGTCTGGGATTTTTTAAAATATCATTATGACCGTATTGCTTGAAGCTTCTCATGATTTACCCCATTGATTGCACCACTGGTTGACCTGACAGTAATTGCCTTCACACCTCACATGTTCGGCAGGTCTCTCTTCAACAAAATAATCCCCAGTGAATTTAATCCGGCACTCACCAGCATATCTCTCCGCGTCCTTACGGGTTGGCCAAATCTTTAAGGCTCGCTTTGTTCCTTTTTTCATTACAGCGTATCTTTCCGGTCTTGTCCAGCGCTCTATATCAATACACGGGAACGGCTCCGACGCGGCGCGACTGGCTGAATGAAGTGTCACCCTCTCTAGCAGGAACGCCTCAGCCTTGTCAAGCGGCCAAATCGGGATCTCTATCTTGATTATGGGTTTTTGTGGATAATTCCTGTCAAATTGGGCCTTTTTAGCTGACCAATCGCGTATGATAGCAATAATATTAAGACTGTCAATCTTCTTCCCATTCATATGTAGCATCACCCGATAGGTATTCAGCTGTTTCTCCCATTCAGGCTTGTCTGCCATTACAGACCATGCTCTGGTTAGTTTGTAGTCATCCATTTCATAAGAATCACCAATGGGCGTAAGAACGTCCACAGCCCCGCTAACTACCTTGCCATTCACCGTGACAAAAATGCGCTCTTCGACAATATCATCAGGCCCCGCACCCCCCTCTAGAATGGAGTGGACCGCAGTCCCCATTAAGGCCCACACCCTATCAGCAACATCAACCTCAAGCTCCGCATTGTTCTCTTCCTGAAGCTGAGATATTTTAGGAGAATCGATTAGCTGAGTTACCGAGAAGTCTGCATGTCCTTTAGAGTAGGGATCTTTCTCTGCAAAGTTCAAAAAAGAGTCTGGAAGTCCAGTCTTGTTTATGAGCTTCATACCTCCCCTGTAGCATCCCTTATTTGACATGTCAACTATACATGGTATAAGAATATAAGGAAACATTCATGTTGGATAAACATTTATATGTCTGATTCGAAGAAAAACCTATACACTGCCGTAATATTGGGTGAGCCAGCATCAAAGGCAAATTCTCGGAGGGCAGTATTTGTGGGGGGGAAACCACGCTTCATTAAATCAAAAAAAGCTTTAGATTACTGTGATTGCTTTAAGATGCAGGCGCATGTTTTACCTGAACTCATAACAGAAGATGTTGAGGTCTACATGCAAATCCACTACGCATCAAGACGCCCCGACCTAGACGAATCCTTAATCCTAGACCTTCTACAGGGAGTGGCATACCAGAATGACAGACAAGTCAAGCGAAAAATCATTGAGTGGGGACTCGACAGAAGCAACCCTAGATGTCTTATTGAAATTAAGGCTCTGGAGAGCGGTGATTGTCCAAGCGGTTAGGGACATCATTCATGGTGACGAAGACGAGCGGGTTGAGGCTCTTGAGTGGATTGATACTCCCGATTTCTTCCGAGTTTGCGAAATGGCATCTATTGATGCCTCATACATATCAGAGAAAATGAATCTGATTTCGGAGCTTTCAAAACACTTACTGCTGAGCGGAGAGCTTCAGCGGGAATATGATGCCTTCAAGAATCGCGTAAACATAAACATTCAGATGTCCTCAACTTAGATATCCAGACTCTCTGCTCTCTTTTTCCTAACTTTCCTTTTGGCCTCAAGGTGCCTGAGAATGGAGTTCTTAGTCTCCAAACAGTCTTCCAAACCGAGATTCCTCTCTCGCTTGCAGCGCTGCTTTACTCTCCGCTTCCGTCTTTTCTCTGTATTCGTCATAAGATTTGGTTGCTGCCCTAGCTTCTTCTCTGAAAGATTTCCATAACTGGCATTTCCCAACCTTACAGTGAGGACAGTGTGTTTTGGTATTCTCGATTCCAGCAGCAAAACATATAGCCCTTGCGATCACCTCAACCTTACCCACATTTACCTCCGCGAGTTCTGGTGGGTAGAAAATAGCTGTCTGAGACATAGATGTCAATACCATAAAATAATTTCATAAAGAAATTATGTCTGGAGACAGTATGCGGGGTTCAGCTAAGTCTTTGTTTTTAAACAATAAAATATTCTCTAAAAGAGAATAGACCTGTGCTTAAATGCCAAGAGAAATACATTCTGTTTATCTCTGTATAGCGATTTCTGACCAGTCTTTTTTTATTATATTTGTTTAGCGTTTTGTTCTGTATCTAGTTTGGCCACGTATATCAACCTAGTCAATGCACGTATATTATACTGATTTTCTTATTTTCTGTCAAGCGCAGTTTGAATTTTCAGGACGATTTCAACATTAATTTTTTGTAATGTTAAAGATCAGACCCACAACCCGTGTCAAGGGGCTTGCAAAGATTTTTTCATTGGTATATATGCCCCCTGATGAGTGTATCCTCAGGGCCATTCTCCAGTATCATTAATGCAGTGAGGTTCCGACCAAGGGCGCGGATTATATGTCCATTTTGCAGCCACATGCGGAAATCTCACCACCAGACCAAGACCGAAATGGCAGTCACCAAACTTGATGGTAAGGCTGTATTCTTTTGCCATCATTGTGAAGAGCGCGGGGCCATACCTCTTGAAGAAAATAATCCAACAGCAGAAATAAGAAGGGAGAAGCCAGTGGCGGCAGTAGCTAAGGAGTTAGAATATGAATGGGGGCCAGAGCATGAAGAGTTCTTTGAAGGAAGGAAGATTTCTCCCGCTACATTAGCTGACTATGGCATTGAGGGCCTGACATCCCATTATTTTACAGATATTGGTCGTAGTACTCCCGCTGTAAGTTTGAATTACTACAACAAAACAATGGCTTATGCGGCTAAGATCAGATCAACAACTGAAAAAGCATTTTCCTCCAACGGCTCACCCCAAACTCTATACGGCATTGATAAGGTCAAGATCGGTGATGATCTTTTCTTTGTAGAGGGTGAGTTGGATGTTTTGGCGATGGCTGAATGTGGGATACGAGCGGTAAGCCTTCCCAATGGAGCTATCAATAAGCCCTGCGGCATCGATGACCCGACCCCCGAAAACGATCAATCAAGATTTAAATGTTTGTGGGACGCGAAGGATTACATCGATGCCGCATCAAGGGTTTTCATTGCAACTGATGCAGACGCCCCCGGAGGGTTTCTGGCTGAAGAGCTAGCCCGAAGGGTTGGCCGGGCCAAATGCATGAAGGTTGATCTTAATGGGTATAAGGATGCTAACGATGCCCTGATAGATAAGGGGCCTAAATATATTGTGGAGTGTGTTAAGGATGCGGAGCCTTGGCCTGTTGACGGGCTCTACGGAGCTAGTGAGTACTTTGATGAGATTGATAGGATATTTAAAGAAGGGCTAGCCAGTGGTGAGCCAACAGGATATCCGGATGTTGATCAGCTCTACAGTGTCCTTCCGGGCGATCTTAGTATTGTAACTGGGTACCCCTCTTCAGGAAAATCAGAGTTTGTTGACCAGATAATGGTTAATTTAGCTGAAAATAAGGGATGGAGGTTCGCTGTCTGTTCGTTTGAGAACCCGCCCGCCTATCACATCTGCAAATTTATCCAAAAGCGTATCCGTAAGCCTATCTTTGCTGGACCAACCCCGATGATGTCCGAGACTGAAAAAACTGAGGGAGCGCACTGGGTTAACGATCATTTCTGTTTCATCCATCAATCTGACGGTAATCTCTCAAACCTTGCCTCCATTATAGAAAGGATCAAAGCTGCTGTCTTGAGGTATGGGATTAGAGGGGTGGTTATTGACCCGTACAATTACATTTACCGCCCACGAGATATGAGTGAGACTGAATGGGTTACTGAGATGCTCACTGCAATCAAGGTAATGGCCATGTCATATGGCCTTCATGTTTGGTTTGTGGCTCATCCCATGAAGATGCGGAGGCTTGCGGATGGGTCTCTTCCTGTTCCGGAAGGGAACGACATATCAGGATCGGCGGCTTGGTTCTCTAAGGCGGACTGCGGTTTAACAGTACACAGGAATGACACCGGTCCGGTTTCTATTAATGTGTGGAAGATTAGATGGGCATGGGTCGGCAAGAGAGGGGAATGCCAGATAGGCTATAGTCCTGCAACAACCACGTATCATTCAATTGAAATAGAGATGGACCCATATGGGGAGGCACTGGAATTAGAACGCAACAGATTCTAGCGGGGATAGATGAAGAAGTGCGGGGATTGCGGTAAGAAGAAAAACAAGAAAGAATTTTACAAGAGATCTGAAAATAGTAAGTCACTAAGATCAAAATGCAAAGACTGCCAAAAAAAACACACAAGGAAAAACTATATTGCTAGATACGGTAATGATTTTGATTACGACGAAGCTTTTCTTGAGCAAAACGGGGTGTGTGCTATATGTGGTGGAACATGTTATAAGATAAATCTATCTATTGATCATTGCCATGAAACTGGGACAGTAAGGGGGCTTCTTTGTAGCAACTGTAACGCTGGATTGGGTCAGTTGGGGGATAGTGAATCAATACTTAAAAGAGCAATAATATACTTAAGAAAGAGTAAGATAGACATATGAATAGAAAAGAAATACTTAAAAAAGCTTCTGATCTAACTTCTACTGAGCGAGATGCTGAGTATGGGAGTTGGTATAGAAATGCCTGTGATGTGGGGGTTGTTTGGGGAATTATTCTGAGGAGCAAGGACTACAAGATGCCACCCCCATCACCAGAGCAAGTGGCCCTGATGATGGACGCGGTGAAGACTGTACGGCTGGCTCATAACCCTGATCATGAGGATAGCTGGGTCGACAAGTGCGGTTATTCAGCTTTGGGCGGGGAGAAAATCAGCAAGGGGAAATGAATTATCCAGCGGAGTATCTTTTTTAACCGCTGCAACCATCATGTTGTATCGCCTTCCTATCTCAATTGCCGTCTCCCTGTTTAGGATTTTGCCTTTACCATCTCCAAAGATAGGAGAGAAGCCACAAATCATTGCTGCTTCCTGAGGGTTGTTCGCAGCTTCG